CGGCGGCGGCGGCACGACCGGCGGCCGCGGCGGCGACGGGGGCTCGGGGCTCGTGATCATCATCTCGTGGTGACCTGATGCTCGGGTTTGGTCCGCTCGCGACGACGCCGATCAGTACGCTGCCAGGGGCGGCCTCGAGCGGCGTCGATGCGACGGCCTCGCCGGCCGGCGTCCAGGCGACCTACGCGGTCGGCACGGCGGTCGCCACCGGCGGCGCGCTGGCGAGCCCTGCAGGCGTCCAAGCCACCTGGGCAGTCGGCACGCCAACGGCGACCGGCGCGAGCGTGGCCTCGCCCGCGGGCGTACAGGCCCTCTGGAGCGTCGGCACCGCGACGGCGACGGGGAGTGCGGTCGCGAGCCCGGCCGGGGTCGAAGCGGTCTGGAGTGTCGGCACCGCGGTCGCCAGCGGGACCGGGGCCAGCGTCGATGCGACGGCCTCGCCGGCCGGCGTCGAGGCGGTCTACAGCGTCGGCCTGGCGACGGCGAGCGGGACCGTCGAGGCGGCGAGCGGCGGGCGTTGGAGTCTCGCGCAGCTCGCGCACCTCGCGCGCCGCCACCGCGTCGATGCGGTGGCTCGGCCGCAGGGCGTGCAGGCGACGTTTGCGGTCGGCCAGGGGGTCGCGCACGGGAGTGCGGTCGCGGCGCCACGGGGCGTGCAGGCGACGTGCGAGGTCGGCCGGGCGACGGCGCGGGGCACGAAACATCTGACGCGCGAGCAACTCGCGGTGCTGCTGCTCGAGGCGGCGTGATCGGACGCCGGCGCGCGCGAGTCGATAGGATAGGACGCTGATGCTGAGTCGACGCGGATTTTTCGGACTCGTCGCCGCGGCGGTCGTCGCGCCGTTTGTGCCGGCACCGGCGCCGGTGCGTCCGAAGACGCTCTACGAGAGGTTTCGCGCGGGCACGATCAGCGAGCACGCGGGCTTCTGGTGGGACCCAGACGCGGCATTAGTCGCCGATGCGCAGCGCCGTTACAACGCCGCGACGTCTGCAATGCTCGAGATGAAGATTCAGAGCGCGGCAGACCTCGCGTTCGTCAGCGGTGACCAGTGGCGCCGATGAAGTAGATCCCGTTTGCATTGTTGACTAGGGCCTGCAGCCCGAAGGGTCGTCTCGTCCACGACGGTCAACGATACAAGGACTCACACGTCGACGGCGTGTGCTCGCGGGGTCCGCCTCCCGCTGAGTACACGCCGTTTGCGTCTGGGTCTCGATCACCGGACGACGCGCGACGGACGACGCGTGGGTAGGTGCTGCGTTGTCCGAGCTGACTCCCGACGCGCCCGCGGCCCCGTCAGCCGCCCCCGACCCGACCCCTGTCGCGACCTCGCCCGATCGGCTCGCCCATCTGAGCGACCCCGAACTGCGCGAGTGGCGGCAGACCGGGGACTTCCCTGCGCCGAAAGTTGTGGCGTCGCCCGCGGCTACGCCAGCCGCCACGCCTGAGTCTGCTCAGGCCGCGTCAACGGACGCGACATCGGAGCCGGGGTCGGACCCGGTCTACAAAGAGAAAACCGCGAAGCGCATCAACGAACTGCTCGAGGCGAAGGACCGTGCGGAACGGCGCGCCGCGGAGCAGGAACGGCGCGCCATCGCGGCCGAAACCCGTCAGCCCCAGCCACCCGCAGACGCGCCCCCGGCGACCTCGTCACCCGCCCCGGCTGGACTCGTGAAGCCTGACCCCGACGCGTTCGCGTATGGCACGAGCGACCCCGAGTACCTCGAGGCGCTCACCGAGTACAAGGTCGCCGCGACCCTGCAGAAGGAACGCGACACCTGGACGAAGGGGCAGCAGGAGGCCGAAGCGGCCGCGCAGCAAGACCGCGTGATCGCCGGCTTCGAGGAACGCGCCAGTGCGGCGCGCACGCGGCATCCCGACTTCGATGCCGTGGCGCTGCAGAGCGCGACCGAGATCCCGCAAGGGGGCCCGGTCGACGTCGTGATCCTCGAACACGAACACGGGGCCGAGATTCTCTATCACCTCCAAAAGCACGCGGACGAACGTCGACGGATCCTCAAGCTCGCCCCCCTCCAGCAGATCGCCGAAGTGATCCGCCTCGGAGACCGCTTGATGGCCGCGGCGCCGGCCGCTTCGTCCACCGGGGCGCCGGCGCCGCCGACCGTGCTCTCGACCCGACCCACGCAAGGGGACGCGGTCGTGAGTGCCGTGAAGGCGCGCGATTTCGGAGCCTACAAGCGCGCCGCGAACGCCGAAGAGATCGCGGCGCGAGGAAAGTAATCGATGCCTCTGAATTATCTCGAAGTGACGGACATGATCGCGCTCGAGTCGCTGCGGCAGCTCACCAACCCGCTCGAGATCCTGCCGTTCTTCAACACCGAGTACAACGCCGAGTTCGAGACCGAGGTCCCGATCGGCGACACGCTGCGGATCCCGTTTCCGAAGCAGTTCATCGCCCAGCAGGACAACACGCTGGCCTACACGCCCCAGCCGATCCAGTCGCGGCACGCGAGTGTGACCGTCGACCAGATCAGCAAGGTCCACTTCGAGTGGGACAGCGTCGAGCTCGCGCTGCGGATGCCGCGCGGCGAAGAGCGCATCAAGCGCGACATCATCAAGCCGGCGATCACCACGATCCGCAACGACATGGAGTCGCGCGCGGCGAAGTATGCGTATCAGAACACGACCAACGTGGTCGGGATCCTGGGCACGCAGCCGACCACCTTCGATGCCGTCTTCGGCGCCGCCGGCCAGCGCATGGCCGAGATCGGCGCGCCCCCCGGCGACTGGGGCATGTTCCTCACCCCCGGCGTGACGCGCACGCTGCGCGCCAGCGTCGTCTCGCAGTTCAATCCGCCCGACGCGATCTCGAAGATGTGGAAGAAGGGGTTGATCGGCGAGGTCAACACCTTCGACACCTATCAGAGCAACTCGCTCTGGCAGCACACCTCGGGCGCGTGGGCCGGCGTGGTCGAGATCGCGACGGCGCCGGTGTCGGCGGGCCTCGCGACGCCGATCCCGGAGACCTCGACGCTGTCCTTGACCCAGACCAACGGCGACACCTACAAGGCCGGCGACAAGATCAACATCGCGAACGTCTTCGACGTGAACCCGGTGACCTACCGGTCGACGGGCGTGCTCAAGCAGTTCACCATCACCGCGAGCGTGACGACGGCGGGCACCGCGGCCTCGATCGTCGTGCGGCCGCCCGTGATCGGCCCCGGCTCGCCCTACCAGAACGTCGACGCCCTGCCCGTTGCGGGCGCGGACCTGACGCTCTTCCCTGGCACCAACACGGCGGGTGTGGCCGCCACCGCGAAGACCGGCTTCCAGAGCCTCGCGCTCGGGCGGCAGGCGTTCGCGCTCGTCAACGTCAAGATGGCGAACCCGCCGTCGGGCGGGGGCACCCTCAGCTCGTATGCGCGCGACCCGGAGACCGGCATCTCGGTGTCGGTGCTGCGCGCGTTCGACCCGAACCTGCGGAAGTGGATCAACCGCATCGAGACGTTGTACGGCTTCGGCTGCCTCTACAACGAGCGCGATGCGGTGGTGGTCGCCGGCGCGTGAGGTCTGCGGCCCGCGTGAGCGGGCCGCGCACCTTCAACTAAAGGAAAAGGATTTCACATGCCTATTGCAGCCTTCACTCCGAACGTCGGCGACACGCGCGGGTCGACGCTCCACTACCCGACGGTCACGCCGACCGTCAACGCGGTGGCCGCGGCCATCACGATCAGCCCGGCCGAGCTCCTGAGCGGCCTCCTGCTCCGCGACGCGCTCTCGAGCGCGCGCGCGGACCTCTTGCCGACGGCCGCGGCGCTCGCCGCCGCGATCAACGGCGTCTTCGTCGGCCTCTCGTTCCGCACCTGGATCCGCAACACCGGCGCCGGCGCCGGCTCGATCACGCTGACCGCGAACACGGGCGCGACGATCAGCGGGACCGCGGCGATCGTGTTTCAGCAGCAGAAAGAGCTGTTGATCGTGTTCACCAACGTGACGCCCGGCAGCGAAGCCTACGTCGCGTATTCACTCGGCGTCTCCGTCGCGATCTGATCGGTTCACCTGTGGCGAATGAGCACCACGGCGGTGCTCATTCGCACATTTTTTGTGAGTGAGGACCCAGCCCATGTCTGAAGACAAAGTCGCGACGCCGCGCCTGCTCTACAAAGGCCCGGCCGACGAGACCGCCGAGACCTGCACCGCCGCCGACCAGGCCGACCTCGCGGCCAAGCTGAAAGCCGGCTGGCGCCTGACGCGCGTGAAGGATGCCTCGAAGGCCGACAAGGCCGACGCGGCCGCCAACGACCCCGATGCGACCGACGCGCAGAAAGCCGACGCGCAGAAAGCCGCCGAGAAGAAAGCCGCCGAGAAGAAGAGGTAACGCGTGACCGTCGAGGTCGTCCGCATCGTCGCCCGCGCGCTCTCGCGCCTCAATGTTTACGCCAGTGGGGCGAGCATCAAGGACGCGGACGCGGAGACGTGTGTCGATGCGCTCAACGAGATCCTCGACGGCTGGAACGCGGAACGCCAGGCGATCTACGTCGACCGCTTCACCTCCTTTGTGACGACGCCGGCGCTGCAGCCTCACACCATCGGCCCGACGGGCGTCTGGGTGGTGCCGCAGCGGCCGGTGTCGATCGAAGGGGCCGCCTGGCTCGCGGCGCCGGGGACCTATACGCCGTTTCCGGTGACGATGGACCCGCGCTGGTGGCAGCAGCAGAGCAGCTACGCGAGCCCGCAACCGATCGCGGCCTACTACGCGCCGTCGCTGCCCAACGGCGAGCTCTACTTCATCGGCGCGCCGAACGGCGCGATCACGATCCGGCTGCTGACCCGCTATCAGTTCACCGCGGTCGCGCTCATCGACACCCTCGAGCTCCCGCAGGGCTACTACCCGGCGTTGACCTTGACGCTGATGGAAGCCGTGTCCGAAGACTTCGGTAAGGAGATCTCCGCGAAGCTCGCGATGGACGCCGGCAAGGCGCGCGCGCGCATCTTCGGCAACAACCTCCGCGTGCGGCCGCTGCGCGCCGGTGCCGGCGTGCCGGGGCTGTCGCGCGGGTTCTATGACTACCGCACCGGGACTTTTCATTCGTGAGGACACTGATGACCCGACGCCTGCTGCTTACGCTCGCGCTCCTCGTCGCGCTCGTCACGCCGGCGACGGGGCAACCCTTCGGCTTGCGTCAGACCATCACCGTCGTCGACAGCGGCACGGCGTGCGTCACCGCGCCCGCCGCGTGCGCGACCTTCACGCTCGACAGCGTGACAGCGAGCGTCTCGATCAGTGTCGCGGGCACCTGGACCGGCACCCTGACCTTCGAGGGCACCAACGACAACCAGGTCTGGACCGTGCTCAACGTGATGAACCTGGCGACCACCGTGCGCGCGACGACCACGACCGCCAACGGCTTGTGGGCCTTCGGCAACGCCGGCGTCATTCGCGTGCGCGTGCGCGCGACGGCCGCGGTCACCGGTACCGCCGTCATTGCCGCGGCGCGCGGGGACGGGCTCCCGTAAATGGGCGCGGCGCAGCTCTTCGCAGCGTTCTGCGGCGGGAGCAACACCGAGCGGTCGCTGGCGATCGATGCGGAGCAGACGACGAATCTGTTCCGCGCGACCGTCGAGGCGCAGGGCGCGGCGAAAAGCGCGACGCTCGTCGGGACGCCAGGCACGCGCCAACTCGGCGAGGTGGTGACCGGCGACCCGACCGTCGCCGGGCGCGGCGTCTTCACCCAGGATGGCGTGTCGTGGACCGTGCTCGGCGGCGGCCTCTACGAGGTCACCGTCAACCCGTGGACCGCGACCTTCCGCGGCTTCGTCGCCGACGACCACCAGCCGGTCTCGTGGGCGAGCAACGGCGACGTCATGCTCCTGACGGCCGACCCGCCGCCGCCGCCGCAGCTCGCGTTCGTCTCAGGCGGCAACCTCTACGTGCTCGACCGGCTGACCAATATCCTGGCCCTGGTCGCCCTGCCGCTGATGAACGCGCCCCGGCAGATCGGGTTCATCGACGGCTACTTCGTGCTGCTCGAGCGCGACAGTCCGCGCTGGTATTTCACCTTCGGCAGCGCGTTGGTCTGGGACGCGCTCGACGTGATCGTGCGGCAGACGGCCAGCGACAACTTCGTCGCGCTCGCCGTCGCCAACAACCGCGTCTGGGGCTTCGGCAGCGAGACCAGTGAGGCCTTCGAGGACGTCGGTGACGAAGACACGCCGTTTCAGCCCATCAAGGGGAGCCTCTTCCAGATCGGCTGCGCGGCGCCGTGGTCGGTGAGTATCGGCGTCAACACGCTGCGCTGGCTCGGGCGCAGCAGTCGCGGCGGCGCGATGGTCTACCGGCTCGACGGCTACGGCGGCGCGCGCATCTCGACCCACGCGATCGAGCAGGCCCTCGAGAAAGCCGCGACGCTCGTCGACTGCGAGGCGCTGACCTACGACCAGGACGGGCATCTGTTCTACGCGCTGACGTGTCCGTCGGTCGGCACCAACGGGTGGACGCCGGTCTGGGACGAGACCGAGCAGCAGTGGCACAAACGTAGCTGGTGGAACCAGGCGCTCGCGCGCGAGGAAGCGTGGCGCGTCCGCGGGCACGCCTACATCGGCGCGACGCACCTGGTGGGCAGCCGCGACAGCAGCGTCATGTGGGCGCTCGACCTCGAGACCTACGACGACGCCGGCGCGCTCCTGCGCGCGGCCCGGCGCGCGCCGTATCTGGGCGCCGACAACGGGTGGGTGTTCCTCGACGAGATCGAGCTCGGGATCGAAAGCGGCAGCGGCCTGAACCTCGGGCAGGGGCGCGACCCGCAGGCGCTCTTGAACATTTCGACCGACAGCGGCAAGACGTGGACGAGCGCCGGCATGGCGCCGCTCGGCAAGATGGGCGAGACCGAGGCGTCGTGCATCTGGCGCCGCTGCGGGCGCGCGCGGCTCGACCGCCTCGTGCTCGAGGTGGTGATCACCGACCCGGTCAAGCGCGTACTCGGACCGGGGCTCTGGATCCGCGCGACGCCGGGGCTGCCCTGATGCCGACACAACCCGACCAGGTCGCCGCCCCGATCGACCAGACCGTGCTCGGCGCCGCGGGCCTGGTGACGGAAGCGTGGCGCCACTACTTCCGCCGGATCGGCGCGCTGTTGTCGCGGCGCCCGCGCCTCTTCGTCGAGCTGCCCGCCGTGCCGACGGACGGGATGCTCGTGACGGTGAGTGATGCGATGACCGCGGGCTGGGGCGACGTCGTCGCCGGCGGCGGCATCAACGTCGTGCTCGCGTTTTGGAACGGCACCCAGTGGACCGTAGCAGGGAAGTGACCATGCCGAGTAGCCCGCTCTATAACGCCCCGTCGACGCCGCAGTCCGCGGAGTTCCTCGCGCAAGCGAAGCGTCACAACAAGATCACGACGGCCGGGATGCCGGCGCAATGGGGCTTCGACAACCAGGGACGGCTCATCGACCGCGCGACGGGGCGCCCGGTCGCGCTCGGGCGGTTCTATTCCGACGGCACCGAGAAACCGCAGGACTCGTTCCTGAAGCAACTCGGGCACGCGACGCCCTACATCGGCGCGGCCATCGGGATGGGCGCCTTCGCGGCGCCGGCGGCGGCGAGCGCCCCCGGCTACATGGGCGCGATGTATGCCGCGCCGACTGCGGCGGCGACCACCGCGCCGGTCGTGGCGGCGACCACGGGCACCACCGCGGCGGCGTCGGCCGGGCTCGGCACCTACGCGCTCCGCTACGGCCTCGGGGTGGGCGGCGACCTGCTCGGCAGCTATCTGCAGGCGCGCGCGTCGGGGAAGGCCAGCGACGCGCAGCTCGCCTACTACCGCGAGGCGCTCGCGTACGAGAAAGAGCGCGACGCCTACGACCGCAAGGTCGACGAAGAGCGGTACGCGTATGACCGCGACCTCGAGGCGGGCCGCTACGGCGACCTGCGCGCGCGGCTCGCGCCGTATGTCGCGACCGGCACCTCGGCGAATGACCGCATGGCGGCGCTGCTCGGCCTGCCCGTGCCAGGGAGAGGCTAATGGGACTCGAACACGACATCGATCAGCCGCCGCCGGACGGACCGGCGCCCGCGGGTCCGGCGCCGGGCGCGCCCGGCATGACCGACGCCTTCCGCGCGGCGATCCACGCGCTCTACCGGCGCTATTACGGCCGCGACGCGACCGAGGACGAACTGACCGCGCACGCCGGCAACCCCGGCGGGATCCCCGCGGTCGAGGACGCGCTGAAGGCGAGCAACCCGGCCGGCGCGAGCGGCGGCGGGCCGCAGAACGGCGACTACCGCGGCTGGATCATGCAGCAGCTCGAAGGGCAGCCCTTCAATCAGCAGACGCTGCTCGACCACGAAGCCGCCTGGAAAGCGCACGGCATCATCCTGCAGCCGGCCAACGCGCAGGGTGAGCGCACGAAGGTACGGCTGCCGGACGGCACCTACGTGCGCCTCGGCTTCGGCGAAGGCCATCCCGTCTGGGTCGTGCAGGCGAACCCCGGCAGCGGCTCGACCCCGACCCCGGCCCCGTTCACCGAGCCGGGACCGTATCCCGGCGGCGACTACACGCCGCCTCCGCTGCCTGACGACCTGGCGCACCCCTACACGCCACCGACGCAGGCCGAGCTCGAAGCCTCGGCGGGCTACGGCGCGCGCCTCGAGGCGGGGCGCAAGATGCGCGAGCGTCGCGCCGCCGCGTCCGGCGTCGGCCTCGGCGGCGGGTTCCAGAAAGCGATCAACCGCTACGCGCAGGACTACGCCAGCAACGAGTACAGCAACTACTTCGGGCAGCGGCTCGACACGCGCAATCAGAACTACAACGAGTACACCGGCAGCGTGAACCGCGCGCGCGACACCTACAACACGCGCTACGGCGTCTGGGGCGACGAGCAGGCGCGGCGCCGCAACTGGCAGAACGACTATTGGAGCCGGCTGCGTGACCTCTACACCGGCGGCCAGCAGGCGGCGCGATGAGCTCGGTCTCGCAGATCCTCGAGGCGATGGGGCGCAGCGCGGGGCTGCACGAGTTGAACCGGGGCGCGATCTTGGCGCAGACGGTCAGCGGGCTCGGCCGGCTGCCGGGACAGATCCTTGACGACCGCGCGGCGCAGCGGGCGCAGGACTACGCGGCCGCGCGCCAGCGCACGCAGGACGAGCGCGAGGACACGACGTATGCGATGCGCCTGCGCGGCGAGCGGACCGCGCAGAAGAAGGACGAGGTGCTGCGTGCGAGTATCGCCGAAGGCTTCGGCGACGACCCCGACCCGGCGCACTTCAGCGTCGAGCGCGCGGGGCAGTTCGCAATCACCAACGGGTTCCCCGAGCTCGTCACCACGATCAGTGACATTCACACGAAGCTGAATCCGCCGCCGGTCGAGTTTGACCCGGCGAAGGGCACGATGAACCCGCGCACCGGCGAAGTCGTGCGGCAGCCGCGCGCGCCGGGGCCGAAGACCGAGCTCGACTACGCCGCGCTGACGCTGAATCCGAACCCGGTCGTGTCGTCGTTCGCGAAAGGCACGCTGGAGGCGATGCGCAAGCCGGCGGCCGCGAAGAGTTATCAGCACGTCGACAGACTCCTCGACGGCAAGCCGACGACACTGCTCCTCGACCCGGCGCCCGGCGGCAAGGTCTACGACTTGAACCAGCGGGAGATCACCGACGCCGCGACGCGCGTGCGCCCGATCCCGCCGGCGTCGATCCAGATCAACAACGACCGCGCGAAGGGCGCACCCGGCGACTTCACGAAGTCCGGCGACGACTTCCTCGCGACGATCCCGGCGCAGTGGCGGCGCACCGTGAAGACGCTCGCGCGCTACGACGCGGACCCGACCAAGGTGGCGTCGATGCGCGGCGGGATGCGCGAGACGTTGATGCACTGGATCCTGCAGGTCAACCCCGGTTACAAGGCCGACGAGTTCGCGGTGCGGGCGCCGACGCGCAAGGCCTTCACCATCGGGCCGCAGGGGCAGACGCTCAACGCGCTCAACACCGCGATCGGCCATCTCGACCAGTTCAGCGGGCTCGCGGACGAGTTGAAGAATTTCGCCTTCACACCCGGCAACAAAGTCTGGAACGAGCTCGCGAGCATGTTTGGGGCGGCGGCCGTGAGCAACTTCGACACGCTCAAGGACGCGCTCGCCGGCGAAGTCGCGAAGACGATGAGCGGGGGCCAGGCCACCGTCAGCGGGATGCAGGAGCAACGCGCGCTGATGAACGCCTACAAGTCACCGGCGCAGCTCGCCGGCTACGTGAAGACGTTGATCCCGGTGATGGGCTCGAAGCTCTCGAACCTGAACTACCAGTACCACCAGGCGATGGGCGACGACGACAGCTTCGACGCGCTGTCGCCGGAGTCGCGCCGCATTCTCGAGAAGCATGGGGTCGACCCCGACCATCCGACGGTCGTGCCGGGCGCGCCAGCGGCATTGCCGAATCCGCTCAACCTGCTGCCCCCTAAAAAAAAAGGTGAGGTGAGCGCGGCGCCGGGCGCGTATGCGGACCCGCAACGGCTCGCGCGCGATGCCGTCTTCGGCGACCTGCCGGCCGTCGCGCCGACGCCGGACCGGATTGCGACCGCGGCGTCGCACGCCACCGGCATCAGCGCGACGCCGCTGGACCGCGCGACTCAGGCGCCCTACGCCGCCGACCCGTCGATGCGCGCGCGCACGCATGTGGAAGCGGTCGGCGACACGCTGCGCACGGCGTATCAGTTCTTCGCCGACTCGCTGCCGGGCAAGGTCACCGACGCGGTCGGCCTGAGCGCGTTTGCGGAGACCGCCAGCGACCGGCCGCGACCGGCGACGATGGGCGACGCCGCCGGCGTGCCGGCGGTCCCAGGCCGCGCGTTCAAGGAGCTCGCCGGGGTGTTCCAGGAAGTGGCGCGGTTGTTCCCGCGCCTGGACAACTACGGGAAGGCGACCGGGCGCCTCACCGCGAAGACGATCACCGCGCGGCTCGAGGCGGCGTCCGGCCTGTCGACCGAGGCGCAGGCCGTCGTCGCGGACGTCGCGCGCCTGGTGGGCGACCGCCGCGTCTCCGCGCAGGAGGTGCTCGCGCTCGCGCAGGGCCAGACCTATACGCCCGACCGCATCGTGCGGAAGCTGGCCGCGCCGCGCGAGGGCGCCAAGCAGCGGCCCGGCGCGCCGCTCGGCGTGACGAACGCGCGCCAGGAGGCCGCCGCGCGCGAACGCTACATGCAGCGCATGGTCGAAGGGGTCGAAGGCCGCGACTGGTACATCGATGCCGGCGGCGCGATCCGGTTCTACGCCAACGATGACCCGGCGCGCGCGATGACGCTGGCCGAGGATATTGCGGCGACGTCGTCCACGACGACGGTGTCCGCGAATACCGGCTTCGGGACGAAGGGCTACAACCAGGCGACAGCGGGCGTGCCCGTCGAAACGGGCCGGTTTCCGACCGCGATGGGGAAGACGGTCGAGAACATTCATACCGAAGGGACCCGTGGCTTAGAGGGGCGCCTGAAGCAGTCGCCGTTCGCCTACAACATGGCCGAGGCCGGGGGTTTCCTGCCCCCTAACGTGACGGCGGCGCGGCCGACCAACGACATCTGGCAGGGCGAGGCCTTCGGGTTCATGCACCCTGACGGGTCGCCGATGCGCGCGGGCTTTACGGCGGCCCAGCACCGCTGGATGGACGAGCAGACCGAGAAGATTCTGATCGAAGCGAACAGGCGCGGCCTCGGCGGCCACACCAACTGGGACGTCCGTCGGGCGCAGGCCGCCGCGTGGGTCGCGGCGAAGGTGCGCGCCGGCGAGATCAAGCCGGCCGATGCGGCGCGCTCCTACGCCGCGTATTTCGCTGACCTCGCGGCGCAGGGCTCACGGGAAACCGTGCCGGGGATCACGACCGCGCATCTGCGCGAGCTCCACGAGCCGGGCAGCGACCCCTATCGGCAAATCCTCCACGAGATGGTGAACCGCGACAGCGGCATCTACGACGCCGCCGGGCGCGACCAGATCGCCGCCGGGTATGGCGGCCTCGTCGGGTCGTCGTTTGAAGGCCCCGGCGTCTTCCAGGGCCAGCCGGCGCCGGGGCGGCAGACGCAGGTCTTGACCGGGTCCCTCGAGGTGCCGGGGTCGAAGGGCGCGCGCGTACTCGACGCCGGGTCGCGCCGGATTCTCGATGCCTCCGAGGCCACCTACGGGTTGTTGACGGGCCAGGACGCGAGCGCGTACTCGCGCGTGTTGCCCGCCGGCAGTGGACAGGCGCGCAATGCCTGGGACGTGACGCTCCCCGGCGGCACGGTGAC